GTGATCAGTATGGAAATGATGGGCAAAATCCGCCGGATGTATTTCCGCGACAAGCTGTCGCTGCATGAGATAGCCAAGCGCACCGGGTTGGCGCGCAACACGATTCGCAAGTGGGTCAGAGCACCTGAGGCCAAGCCGCCGGTCTACCAACGCCGCGCGATCTTCAACAAACTCAGCCCTTTTCACACCACGCTGGAGCAGGCGCTAAAGGCCGATTCGCTGCGGCCCAAGCAACAGCGGCGCAGTGCCAAGGCGCTGTTGGCGCAAATCAAAGCCGAAGGTTATGACGGTGGCTACAGCCAGCTCACCGCGTTTATCCGTGCCTGGCGAGGGGGACAGGGCAAGGCGTCGCAGGCCTTTGTGCCGCTGACCTTTGCTCTTGGCGAGGCGTTTCAGTTTGACTGGAGCGAGGAAGGCTTGCTGGTCGGCGGCATTTACCGGCGTATGCAGGTGGCACATCTGAAGCTGTGTGCCAGCCGTGCGTTCTGGCTTGTGGCGTATCCGAGCCAGGGCCATGAGATGTTATTTGACGCCCATACACGCTCGTTCGGCGCCTTGGGCGGCGTGCCGCGCCGGGGCATCTACGACAACATGAAGACCGCCGTCGACAAGGTCAATAAGGGCAAAGGCCGGGCGGTGAATGCACGCTTTGCGGTGATGTGCGCGCATTACCTGTTCGATCCGGACTTCTGCAACGTCGCCGCTGGTTGGGAAAAGGGCATCGTTGAAAAGAACGTGCAAGACAGCCGCAGGCGTATCTGGCTAGACGCCCAGGACTGCCAGTTTCACTCCTTCGAGGAACTCAATGCCTGGCTGGGCCAGCGCTGCCGCGCGCTTTGGAACGAGCTGACGCACCCTCAATACAGCGGGCTGAGTGTAGCCGAAGTGCTGGAGTTGGAGCGCGCTGAACTGATGCCTGTGCCAGCGCCATTCGACGGTTACGTCGAGCGGCCTGCGCGGGTCTCCAGCACCTGCCTGGTCAGCGTCGGGCGCAACCGCTACTCGGTGCCATGTGAGTACGCGGGTAAGTGGGTCAGCAGCCGTTTGTATCCGACGCGAATCGAGGTGGTGGCCGATGATGCGCTGATTGCCAGCCATGTCCGCTTGCTGGATCGCGACCAGGTCAGCTATGACTGGCAGCACTACCTCCCGCTGATCGAACGCAAGCCCGGTGCCCTGCGCAACGGCGCGCCCTTTGCTGATCTGCCGGCGCCGCTGCGTCAGCTTAAGCACGGTCTGGGGCGTCATGCCGGCGGTGACCGGATCATGGCGCAAGTCCTGGCTGCCGTACCGGTCGCCGGACTCGATGCCGTGCTGGTAGCCGTTGAGCTGGTACTGGAGAGCGGCAGCCTGAGCGCCGAACACATCCTCAATGTCGTGGCACGGCTGACAGCATCCGAACCACCACCCAGCGTCGAAACCCACTTGTCGCTCAAGGAAGCCCCGGTCGCTAACACGGCGCGCTACGACCGCCTGCGTGGCCAGGCCGAGGGGGTCGGTCATGCGTGATTTGATGGCGGAACTCAAGGAGCTGCGCCTGCACGGCATGGCCACGGCCTGGGCGGAGTTAACTGCACAGGGTGAGTCGAACACAGCCTCGTCCAAGTGGCTGCTCGAACACCTGCTGGAACAAGAGCACACAGATCGCGCCATGCGCTCGGTGAGCCACCAGATGAACATGGCCAAGCTGCCGATGCACCGCGATCTGGCCGGCTTCGACTTCAGCGCCTCCAGCGCCGACGCTCGCTTGATCAGCGAGCTGGCCAACCTGAGCTTTACCGACACCGCGCAGAACGTGGTGCTGATCGGTGGCCCAGGCACCGGCAAAACCCACCTAGCCACCGCGCTGGCCGTGTCCGGCATCACCCGGCACGGTAAGCGCGTGCGCTTCTACTCCACGGTCGATCTGGTCAATCTGCTGGAGCGCGAAAAACACGACGGCAAAGCCGGGCGGATCGCCCAGGCACTGCTGCGCATGGATCTGGTCATCCTCGACGAACTGGGTTATCTGCCGTTCAGCCAGGCTGGCGGTGCGTTGCTGTTTCACCTGCTGTCCAAGCTGTACGAACACACCAGCGTGGTGATCACCACCAACCTGAGCTTCGCCGAATGGTCGAGCGTGTTCGGCGACGCCAAGATGACCACCGCCCTGCTGGATCGGCTGACCCACCACTGCCACATCGTCGAAACCGGTAACGAGTCCTATCGCCTGCAACACAGTAGCTTGGCGGCCCAGGCCAAGATCAAATCACGGGAGCGAAAGCGTAAGGGCGGCCAGGAACCGGAGGACGATGAGTCGTTCTGATTTCATGGTGACGACGGCCTGCTGCATGGCTGCATGTGGCAGGTCTTCAACAGCTGAACTGGGACAGCGAGGGAGTGGGTTCAAAAGCAGCTGCGCTGGTAGACTTATCCACAGTTGCTGGTAACAAAATCAGCAATCCGCCCTGGGTCAAATTTCAATCGGCAGGGTGGGTCAATTTTCCATCAGCGCCAACAGCTGGCTGCTTCGTTGAGTTGGTCGACGATCTCTTCCATGCGCGCTCCGCGGTTGCTGTCTTGCAGGCTCTCGGGCATAGCGTCCAGGGCCTCCTCCTCCTCGCTAACCAGGGTTTCGATCTGCTCGCGGATCTCTTCGAGTTGAGCGGTGATCTGTTGCAGTTGGCGTCGGCGTGCTTTGTTCATTTGTTCCCCTTGGGGTGGTTCCAGGCGATCTCTACGTGGGTTCGTACAAGTTCGCGAAGGTGTTCCGGCACCCGCTCCAGGGCCGCCCTGCGTTCCTCGATGGTTCGAAGGGCGACGATCTGGCGGGCGTACTCGCGGGGCCGGGGTTCGTCAGCCAACCTCGCGGCGGTCCGGGGCCGCCGGCGGGCAGACGCGAGGGATGCCGAGCTTGTCGGCCAGCCATGCCACTCCGGCCGGGCGCACCTTCGTCGAGTGGCTGTACTGCATGCCGAGTTCGGGGTGATGCCAGGGCGTTTCCTTTGCGCGCAGGTAGAGGCGGTCGCGGACCGGAGCGGCTGGAAGAGTGTTGCTGTCGAGCAGGCCGGCCGCCTTCATGCGCTTGATCAGCTCGGGACGGGTCAGCCCGAGGCGCTGCGCTGCCTGGTGCAGTGACAAGTCTTTCATCGCGGCCTCCTACGCTGCTTGGTTGAAACGGCGGCGAGCCGGGGTGTCGTCCGCCGTGTCCAGGCGGCCATTTGCGATGGATTCGAGGTAGTCGGCCACGGTGTTGGCGTTGGAAGGGGCATCGATAGGGAGGCCCAGGCTATTCAGCGTGGAGCCCATTCGAACGACGACGCTGACCTGTTCAGCGCCGCGCTCAATGTCAAGAGTGGCGTGGACTGCCTGGCGGGTTTCGGCGTCGTAGAGGGCGTGGTTGAAGCGGCCGTTTAGGCTGAGTTGAGCCTTGAGCCGCACAAAGGACGGTTGACGGAGTGCGTAGGTCATGCCGCGTCACCTCCAAACGGGGAGGTGGCGGTTACCGAATGACGGCGGCCCGGGGTACGGCTGGCTACAAGCTGGGCTTTGCCGTTGAAGATGACGACAAGGCAGCCAGTGTCGGCCTGGAGGCGTTGGATCTGCTGGGGGGAGGAGGTACAGGCCGGGTGGACGTGTACCGTGGCGGAACGTTGCATGGTGTTACCTCGTCTCTGTGGTGGAGAGTCGAGGTAATTAAACGTACTGTTTAAGGGTTGGTCAATACGTTTTGTTTATTTTGTTTATTGGTCGAAGGCAAGGCCTTTCTTTTTTCGGAGTGTCGACCACCAAAACACCCAGCCCAGGATTCGGATCTGTTGGGTCTCGATCTGTTCGGCTGAGTATTCTTCGTCTGGATGTTCTGTTGTGTTGAAGCTCCGCAGGCGCATACCGCCCGCTGGCAGGCGATATAGGTATTTCACTCGTAGCATTCCGTCGTGTTCGAGGGCATAGATTTCGCCGTCCAGAATGCGGGTTGCGCTCCTGTCCACTCCGATGGTGGCGCCATTCATTATCAATGGCTCCATGCTGTTACCGCTGACCGTGGCGCAGAACGCCGCTGAAGGGGAGACCCCGGCGTTTCGGAGCGTGGCGTAGGAGAATCGCAGCTTTCTTCCCTTGATCTCGCGCACCGCTGTTCGGCCTGCGCCGGCGGATAGCTCAACTTCCTTGTACAGCGGCACTTCAACCTCGTCCGGATCTAGGGGCGTTCTGTCATCCCAGGGCTCGAGGGGCGAGAGCAGAGAGCTTTTACCGCCTGTGGCTAGAGAGTCCGATGGGGGTTCGCTATCTGTTCCATCGCTCAGCCAGCGGGGATTGACGGCTAGTGCGTCAGCAATAGCGAAAACGCGGGCCTTTGGAATCCCGCGTTTGAACCAATTGTTGATGTGTTGGGGCTCAACGCCTAGCGTTGCTGCGAACTCGCTATAGGCGATTCCTCTCTCATCGAGGAGGCTGCGCAATCTGGTGCCGGATGTGCTCATAAACTCAGAGTTTACAGGGGTAGACATTGTGTTTAAATAAACGTAATGTGTATCCACGAATGCGAAAAAAACGGTGCGTTTATGGATCAATCTGCATTGGAAAAGGCAATTAACGCTGCTGGAGGTGGGCGGGCACTCGCACAAGCAATGGGGCTTAGCCCAATGGCTGTTTCCCAGTGGAAAAAGCGCGGGGTGCCTGCTGAGCGTGTGCCTGCTGTAGTGCGAGCATGCAAAGGTGCTGTTGCCGCACACGAATTACGGCCGGACCTGCCGGATCTATTTCCGCTTCCAGCGAAGCACTCTAGGAAAGCAGCTTAATCCCTCGTCACCACCGAGGGAGGGGAGCCAGGCCGGCTGGAGCAGCACGCTAAGTACCACCACAGCCGGCCGAGCTTCCCAGACCCGAGGCACGGATGCCTCGGGGTTGCCAGCCTCTCCACCACAGAGCTGCTGGCTGTAACGGTCGGGTGATCAGGGAGGCCGATCACCCGGCCATCGTGGCAGTTGGCGTTTCCACCACAGAGCGGCCATCTGCCTTGTGACCACCATGCAATGTGACCACGGCGCCTACTCTAACCCGGTTGATGGCTCCGTGGCACTGGCAGTATCAAGGAATAATTGCCATGTCCCGACCCTCGTTCGCGGATCAGTTCGACCGCATGGGCCGCGAGGTGCTTCCCCTGGGCGAAGCGCTCAACCTCGTTGCCCGCAATCAGCGGATGTGCCACGGCGGCATTACCGGCTTCGCACACTCCACCGGCCGCAATGTCTCGACCACGGCCCACAAGTTCGACCCGAACCATCCCAGCCACATCCTCAACATCTACGACGTGCTCGATTTCCTGCGGTACGTGTCGGCCGAGGGGCGGGCGGTAGTGCTCGATGCGCTGCATGCCGAGCTGGGCGACAGCCTGTGGTTCTTCGTTTCGCCGCTTCAGTTCGAGGATGTGCCGGCCAGCCTGATTGCCGGCGCCGGCGAGATCCTGCACACGTCGGCCAACGCCGCAACCACCATCGCGCGCCATATCGAGGACGGCCGCATTGACGCGGCCGAGCTGGCCGAAACCCAAAAGCTGGCGATGAGCATCATCCGCGCGGCGGTCGGCCTCTACGAGCGTGCCCGCTACGTCCACCAGACCACCAAGGGCGCCGAACGCGGGGAGGTGAGCAATGGCTGATATCGCGGATCACGCCAATGACCTGGTGCTGGAGCGCATGGAGGCGGCATTGGCTGCCCGTGCGCTGGTAGCGGTTGGCGAATCGGCTCATGAGTGCGAGTGCTGCGCCGAACCGATCCCGCCGCGTCGTCGTGAAGCTGTGCCGGGGTGCCAAACCTGCATTGAATGCCAGTCCTTCAACGAGCGGAGGGGGCGCCGGTGAGTAACGAAGCCTTGGACGAAGTGCTGAATCAGCTTCGGGATCATGGTATCGAGCCCTTCACCAAGCGGAGCCCGGGCTGGGTGTTCGGCAAGCTGGTGCGCTGCAAGGTCGAGGGCGACCGGAGCGGGGAGGCTACTGGCTGGTACGTACTGCACGAATACACCACTGCCAGCGGCAAGACCCTCTATTTCGGGCGCTTCGGCAACTGGCGGCAGGATCTCAACGAGAAATTCAAGCTCAAGGGTGTTCGCCTGACTGCCGAGGAGCGCGAGCTTATGCACGCCCGCCAGGAAGAGGCCAAGCGCAAGGCCGCGGCAAAGGCCGCCTACGCCGCGCAGCGTGCTGCGCAGGGCGCCGCGCGGCTGTGGGAACGGCTATTGGAGAAGGGCAAGGCGCCGTATCTCGACCGCAAGCAAATCGTCGGTATCGGCGTTCGCTACGGTTACGGCGGGCGTTTCATGGTGCCCATGCGAACGCTCAAGGGGCTGGTGGGGCTGCAAATCATCTACCCTGAAAAGCAGCCCGATACCGGCCGGGACAAGGCGTATTGGCCCTACGGCATGCAGAAGGAAGGCGCGTTCTGCCTGATCGGTCCGCGCCCCGAACCCGGCGAGCCGGTGTTGATCGCTGAGGGCTACGCAACCGGCGTCAGCCTGCATATGGCGACGGGCTGCGCGGTGGCTATTGCCTTCGATGCCGGCAACCTGCTGCCGGTCGGCAAGGCGATGCAGACCGAGTACCCGTCGCGGCCGCTGATCTTCTGCGGCGATGACGACTGGAAGACCACCCGCCAGGACGGATCGCCTTGGAATCCGGGCGCTCAGGCTGCGGAGAACGCCGCCACGATCCTGGGCGGCCAGTTCGTACTCCCTCGCTTCGGCAGCGAGCGGGATGAGGGCTGGACTGACTTCAACGACCTGCACTGTGCCGAGGGGCTGGAGGTTGTCCGCGCCCAGGTCATGGCGGTGGTCCGGCCGCCGGCGGAAGGGGGCTGGCGTGACTGCTTGCTGCGGATCAAGGGCGGCGGGTTGGCGGCGCACATGGTGAACATCAGTCTCATCTTGCAGAACGATGAACGGTGGCAAGGCGTGCTCGGCTATGACGAGTTCAGCGCCAAGACCATGAAGCTGCGGACGCCACCCTATGGCGGTGGTACGGGGGAGTGGACAGATCTGGACGACATGCTGGCGTGCGAGTGGCTGGCACAGCAGTACGGTCTGTTGACGAAGGTGCCGCCGGTGCTCGAAGCGGTGTCTGTGGTGGCCAGCAAGAACAGTTTTCACCCGGTGCGGGCGTACCTTGAGGGCCTGGAGTGGGACGGTACGCCGCGGATCGAGCATTGGCTGAACAGGGCCCTGGGCGTGGAGGAGACCCCGTACTCGATGAAGGCCGGCAAGCGCTGGCTGATCGGCGCTGTTGCGCGTGTTATGCGCCCAGGCTGCAAGATGGATACGGTGCTGATCCTCGAAGGGTTGCAGGGTGAGGGCAAGTCGACTGCCATGTCGGTGCTGGGCGGCGAGTGGTTCATGGATACCCCGTTCGTGCTTGGTGACACAGAAACATTTCAGATGTTACGCGGCAAATGGATCAGCGAACTGGGCGAGTTGGATGCCTTCAACAAGGCCGACAGCACCAAGGCGAAGCAGTTCTTCTCGGCATCGGTTGATACCTTCCGCGAGAAATATGGCCGCAGATCCCGCGATGTGCCGCGACAGTGTGTTTTCGTAGGTACTACAAACCAGGAGGAGTACCTGAAAGACACCACCGGTAACCGTCGATACTGGCCGGTCCTCTGCACGAAGGTGGATCTGGACCTGCTGCGCGAGATCCGGGACCAGCTATGGGCAGAAGCGCTGTTCTGCTACCGCGCCGGAGATCAGTGGTGGGTCTCGCGTGAAGAGCGCGCGCTGTTCGAGGAGGAGCAGGACAAGCGCTACACCGTCGACGCCTGGGAGCACAAGTTGATCGGTTGGCTGGAGGGGTACGTCGGCGAGACCGTCACCAGTGCTGACCTGCTGGGGGACGCGCTCAACCTCGACTTCGGGCATTGGGGCAAACCGGAGCAGATGCGAGTTGGCCATATCATGCACCGGCTGGGCTGGCGGCGCAGACGCCTGCCCGCATCCGGTAAGTCACCGGTGCGGCCGTGGGGCTATGAGCGGCCGCCGTCGTGGAAGGGGCGGCCAACGCAGAAGGAGGCCGCATTTTGATCAAGCCAATTGACGAGATGCTACGGACCTGGGCCGCCGAGCTGCACCCACCGAACGGCGTAGGTTCAGCCGGCAACGCTAGCGGCGGGAGCAATGTGATTGCTATGCTGATGGCGACCAGGGGAAACCTGACTCGCTCCACAGCGGGGGCTCGCTGTCCTCTGGATCGCACGGCGGACATTGAGCTGATCGTGAACAAGCACCTTCCGCCGCCCATCGAGCGGGTGGTGCGGTTGCATTACACGGACTACGACATGTCGGACCCGATGAAATGGGAAGCGTGCGGGTGCGGTAGAACCCAGTATTACCAGCGCCTGCACCTGGCCCATGCGGCCATTGCTGAAATCCTGCTGCGGCGGGCGGCCTGACTTGGCCGTGCACTGTCCCACCGTCCTACTCTGTCCCGCTTCGTTTTTCGAGGCGGGACAGCGCAAAGCCCCGTCGCCGCTGGGGCTGTCCCACTGTCCCACCTTTCACACACCCGCCCGCACATAGGCGCGTATCGCGCGCACGCGCGTAGCGTGCGCTCTTATTATTCTTCTCTTATATGCGTAGAAAGTAGTAGGACAAGTGGGACAGTAGGACAACGCCATATAAAACAATGGGTTATCTGTCCCACCTGCTGACCCACCTACTGACCAGTAGGACAGCGCCGGAGGCGCTTGATAACCGTAGATGGATATACGCCGGACGAGTCCGGGACGAGTTTGGGGCGACTCCGGGATAAGCTCGGGATGGCAATAAAACTGGGTTGCTGCCACCGAACTGAAGGGGTAAAAAGTAGGCACTCTCGTAGAGGTGCGCCACTGAGGCACACGCTCCACATCATCCGAACCCGGCCATCGCGCCGGGTTTTTTATTGGCTCGATTTCGGCGCCTCTGGCCTGCCAGGCGGGGCGTCGGGTCCGGGGGCGGGCCACCACTCAGACCGAGGTGAACATGGCGACAGAGAACGACGTTCAGCAGACGCTGAGCGATATCCCAACCTGGCTGTTCGTGCTGGTGTCGATGGCCGGCCTGTCCGGGGAGCTGTGGCGCGCCGAGGCGGCAGGGCTGACGGTCAGCGATCTGCTGAAACGTGTCCTGCTGCGCTCGGGGGCGTCGGTGGTGTTCGGCCTGGCCTCGGTGTTGCTCGCCACGGCGAGCGGTGCGGGGCTGCCGGTTGCCGCCGCGCTCGGTAGCGTGGTCGCGTGCCTCGGCGCCGACGTGGCATCTGGTTTTTACACACGTTGGCTTGAACGGAAAGCGGGCGGTTCTGAGGTGCCGCCTCGTCGGGCCGACTCGGAGTGAGAGGGGCTATCACTGCGCGGGACTTGGACGACGCCGTTCGGTCCTTGCAGCAGCTCGGTGGCGACTTGCCTGCTGCTGTGTTGGCCGACGCCTTGAACCACACGGCGAACCAGGCGAATCAGGCGCTGGTCGGGGAGATCGACCAGGTCTTCGACCGGCCGACACCGTTCACCCGCAACGCCATCCGCATCCTGCATGCCACCTCGCGCCGCCTTGAGGCGGCCTTGTGGGTGAAGGACGAAAAGGACCATGCCTCGAAGGGGCAGGCGCCGGAGGACTGGGTGGCTCCCCAAGTCTTCGGGGGGCCGAGGGTGGACAAGGCGTCGGAGCGGAACCTCCGGGCCCGGGGCATTCTGCCTGCGGGCATGTTCGTCGTTCCAGCGGAGGGCGCCCGGCTGGACCAGTACGGCAACATGAGCCGCGGCCAGATGACCCAGATCCTCTCCGGCCTGGGCGCCCTGGAATACCGAGCGGGGTTCAAAGGAAACGCCACTCAGTCGGCGCGCTCCCTGGCGAAGGGACACCAACTGGCGTACTTCGTGATGCGCCGTGGCCGCCGGCCGATTGGCATCGCCGAGCGCCGTGGACGGACGTTGACCATGGTCCTCGCCTTCGTCCGCCAGCCTCAGTACCGCGTGCGCTTCCAGTTTCACGAAGTCGTTCGGCGTGTTACCGAGGACGACGCGCGCATCGAGGCGAACATCGAGCGGGGCCTGGCGAAAGCGTTGCGCTGAACCGTTGGCGGGTGGCCTGGCCGGGCGGAGCGGGGTTAGTTCAACCCGAGCCGGCAGTGGCCACCAGCGGGCAGGGTGTCGCGAAAAACGGGGCAGTGACGTGCTACTCAAAAAGCACCGGGGGCCCCTGAAGCGCCGCCCCCGACAAGGGTGATTCGAACCCCGTTCTCGCGCTAGTGGCTGGGCCGGGAAGTTAGTTAACAGGGTTAACCGGGTTAACCCCCCTCGGTTCATCGTGGTTAACAGGTACCGCACATGGAGTTCATGACCAAGGCAGCGTTCGCGGACCGCCAAGGCTGGTCGCGCGCCTACGTGTCGAAGCTGGTCCGGCAAGGACGCCTCGTCCTCACCGCCGACGGAAAGGTCGACGTCCAGGCGAGCGACGAATTGCTGGCCGCCAGCGCAGACCCGAGCAAGGCTGCCGTGGCCGAGCGGCATCGGCAGGAGCGGGTGGAGAAGGGCGTGTACGCCCACATAGGCGCAGGTGCAGCCCCGAGCCCGGCCTTACCGGCACCAGGGCAGACCGCACCGCTGCCCGACTACCAGAAGGCCCGCGCGCGGCGGGAGTACGCCCTGGCTCTGCTGGCAGAAGACGAACACCGCAAGAGCCGTGGCGAGACGGTCGAGCGCGCGCGTGTCGACTCCGCGGCCTTCACCGCTGCGCGCGCTCTGCGCGATCTGCTGATGGGCGTGCCGCCGAAGATCGCCGGCGACCTGGTGACGCTGACCGACCCCTGGGAGATCGAACGCCGCCTGACCCAGGCGCTGCGCCGTGCCTTGGAAGATGCCGACCGCCTCCTGCAGCTCGATGCCGAGATCGAACAAGGGGGCAAGGAGCCGAACTGAACCATGGAACAACCGTATGCCGACGGTGCCGCCGTGTACCTGGCGGCATACCGTCGAGGACTGAAGCCTGACCCCGAACTGTGGATCGATGAGTGGGCGGACGAGTTCCAGATGATCCCGGCGGATACGGGGGCGGCCGAGCCGGGCAAGTACCACACCGACCGGACCCCCTATGCGCGCGAGCCGATGCGTTGCCTGTCGCCGCTGTTCCCAGCCAAGCGCGTGGTGACCATGATCGCCTCGCAGCTGATGAAGACCCAGGTCGCCTTGAACTGGATCGGCGGCTGTATCCACATGGCACCGGCCAACATCCTGGTGCTGCTGCCCACCGAGAAGCTGAGCAAGCGGGTATCAGGACGGATCGACAAGACGATCAAGGCCGTGCCGGTGCTGACCGCGCGCGTTGCCAAGGCCCGCTCGCGCGACTCGCGAAACACGCTCGACACCAAGGAGTTCGAGGGTGGCGCACTGTACTGCGCGTCAGCCGGCTCGGCCTCCAACCTGGCCGAGTTGTCCGCTCGGTACGTGTACGGCGACGAAATCGATCGCTGGGAAATGGACGTCGACGACGACGGCGACCCGGTCAAGCAGGCCGAGGCGCGCGGTTCGACGTTCGGCCGCCGCGCGAAGTTCTACTACTCCAGCTCGCCCACGCTGAAAGGCGTTTCGCGGATCGCCGACCTCTTCACCCAGGGCGACCAGCGGCACTACTACGTCCCGTGTCCGCATTGCGGAACGATGCAGGTGCTGGAATGGGAGGGCCTGAAGTACGACCCCGAGTACCGCCTTGTGCAGTACATGTGCTGCAACGAGGAGTGCGGCGCCCTGATCGAGGAGCACCACAAGGCGGCCATGCTGTCCGCTGGCGAGTGGCGAGCCCATGCCGTCGGTGACGGCGAGACCGTCAGTTTCACCCTGAGCGCGCTGTATGCGCCTCCCGGCTGGTTGACCTGGACGGACCTGGCGAAGGAGTACGACGAGGCCAAGCGTCTACAGGAGAAGGGCGATCCCGGGTCCATGCAGGTGTTCTACAACACCCGCTTGGCCCGGCTGTGGGACAGCGCCGAGGAAATGACTAAGGCGGACGAGCTGCGCAAGCGAGCCGAGGCCGAGGGGCATCGGCTGGGTCTGGTACCCGCCGGAGCGCTGCTGCTGACCGCGGCGGTCGATACCCAGCACAACCGCTTGGAAATGCTGGTGATGGGCTGGGGCGAGGGCCTGGAGCGCTGGACGGTCGATTTCCAGGTGATCCCCGGCGACCCGACCGACGAGCGTACCTGGGCGCTGCTCGACGAGCGCCTGAAGGCTCGATATCGGCACGTCAGCGGTGTGGACCTGGCCATCTGCGCGGTCTGCATCGACTCGGGCGGTCACCATACCCATGAGGTCTACCAGTTCACCCGCCTGCGCCGCTGGCGAAACGTGCTGGCGGTGAAGGGGGCGAGCAAGCGCGGCCGCCCAGTGCTGGCCCAGCGGCCGTCCAAGGTCGACGTCACCTGGCAGGGCAACACCGAGAAGAGTGGCGCCGAACTATGGATGGTCGGTACCGACACGGCGAAGGACTGGGTCTACAACCGCTACCACCTCAAGGATGGCCCCGGGGCGTTGCACTTCTCCGCAGACCTGCCGCCTGACTTCTTCGACCAGTGCGTGGCCGAGCGCAAGGTGGTCCGCTACGTGAAGGGGTTCAAGCGCACCGACTGGGTTAAGGCCAAGTCGGAGCGAAACGAGGCCCTCGACCTCATCGTGTACAACCTGGCCGCGGCCCACTTCCTCGGCCTGCATCGCTATCACGCTCCGCAGTGGAGCAGCCTGCGCGCAGCGGTAGGTCAAGGCAGCCTGTTCGCCGACCCAGTCGCCACGGTGCCCAGCGCAGCCGACGAGGCGGACGAGCATGAGCCGCAGAACGAGGCGCCAAGCGCCCCAGTGCGGCCGGCACCTCCCACGCGGAGCGCGAACCCACCATCCCAACCAACTGGCCGGCGTACCTCGCGCAGCGGGTATCTGAGCCGCCGATAGACGAGGTCAGCATGAGCACAGCGCAGCAGCGCCTGGACGAGGTCCGGGTGGCGATTCAGGACATCCTGAAAAAAGGGCAGTCGGTGCGCAAGGGAGACCGCCAGGTCGACCGCGCGCAACTGGCGAGTCTGCGCGTTCTGGAGCAGCAGTACGCCGAAGCCGCAGCCCTGGAGGCGGCTACGAACAACCGGCGCTCGCGCCAGGTTCGCCTCTACAGCGGAGGCAAGGGGATCTGATGGCTACCCGATACCGAATCACGTCGAAGCGCATTCGCAACAGCTACGAGGGCGCTGGCACCGGACGCCGCGCCGCTGGCTGGGACGCGCCCGAGGCGGCGCTGAATGCGGTAGCCATTCCGGCATTGCCGACCCTGCGCAAGCGCTCGCGAGCGGCGGTGAGGAATGACCCCTACGCCGCGAGCGCGATCAGCAAGCGCGTCAGCAACCTGATCGGCACCGGCATTACGCCGCGCGCACGTCTGGACGACGCGGCGTTGCGCGAGGCGTTGAACCTGCTGTGGGAGGACTGGGTAGACGAGTCGGACGCGGATGACCGTACCGATTTCTACGGCCTGCAGATGATCATCGCGCGGATGGTCGAGGAAGCGGGCGAGTGCTTCGTGAGGCGCCGCAACCGACGGCCGGAGGACGGCCTGGCGGTACCTCTGCAACTGCAGGTGCTCCCGCCTGACTTCGTCCCGGTGGATCGCAATTTCAAGACCCGCAGTGGCAACGTGGTGCGCGCGGGAATCGAGTTCGACGCCATCGGCCGCCGGGTTGCCTACTGGATGTGGCAGAGCCATCCCGGCGATCCGGCGGCGCCCCGGCGCGGCTACAACCAGCTCAACCGCATCCCGGCGGACCAGGTGCTGCACATCTTCGAACCGCTGGAGGGTGGCCAGCTGCGCGGTGTGCCGCGCTTGTCGCCGGTTCTCCTGCGGCTGAAGTCGCTGGACAACTACGACGACGCGGTGCTGTTCAGGCAGGAAGTTTCCAACCTGTTCGCCGGGTTCATCACCAGGCCTCGACAGGACGGGGCGCCGATCTTCGATCCGTCGACCGGGCTGGCACCTGCGCAGGATCGCGACGGGACACCGATGGTCGGCCTGGAGCCGGGGACCATGCAGGAACTGCTGGAAGGGGAGGAGGTGGTTTTCTCCGACCCGCCGGACGCCGGTAACACCTACGTCGACTTCATGCGACAGCAACTGATGGCAGCGGCGGTCGGTGTCGACCTGCCGTATGAGCTGCTCACCGGCGACATGGGCGATATCAGCGACCGCACCTTGCGGGTGCTGCTCAACGAGTTTCGGCGCCGGATCGAACAGGTTCAATTCAGCGTGTACGTCTACCAGCTCTGCCGCCCGGTGCGCGCGTGGTGGCTGGATACCGCGTACCTCAGCGGAGCAGTCGACCTGCCGGACTATCCGGCGCGGCGACGTGAGTTCCTGCGCACGCGTTGGATCCCGCAGGGCTGGGCCTACATCCATCCGGTGCAGGACGTCCAGGGCAAGCTGCTGGAGATCGGCGGAGGCCTCGCCAGCCGGAGTGAGCATGCGCTACGCACCGGATACGACGCCGAGGTGATCGACCGGGAGAACGCCCAGGACAACGCCCGGGCCGAGAGCCTGAACCTGCACTACACCACCGACACCGGGCAACCGGTGAGAGACCAAGGGGACACCCATGAAGAAACGCAATGAACAGCCCCTGGCGCTGGCCGCTCTGTGGGCGCTGCTGGGCGTAGGCACGCTCGCCGATCCGCGCATCCAGAACAAGGCGCAGGGCGCGCCGGATCTGCAGGCCGAGCACTGGTACAGCGTCAAGGCGCTGAGCGCTGAGGGCACCGGCTCGGCCGCCTCCATCGAGATCTACATCTACGGCGAAATCGGCTTTTGGGGCATCACCTCCGCGGATTTCATCCGCGACCTGAAAGCAGTCGACGACGGCACCTCTCCGGTACTGGTCCACTTCGACACCATCGGCGGTGACCTCTTCGACGGCATCGCCATCCACAACGCGCTCCGGGCCCTGGGCGAGCGCTGCACCGCCCGGATCGACGGGGCCTGTTTCAGCGCGGGCAGTGTCGCGGCCTGCGGTGCACACCGGGTCGAAATGGCCGACAACGCGCTGTTCATGATCCACAACCCCTGGACCCTCGCGGCAGGCGACAGCGAAGACCTGCGCAAGGTCGCCGACATGATGGACCAGGCGTTCGAGGGCATCGTGGCGAGCTACCAGCATCGGCCGCTGAATGTCGACGACGCCGAACTGCGCCGGATGATCGACGACGAAACCTGGCTCACCGCGCCTGAGGCGAAGGACAAGGGGTTCGTGGACGAGGTGCTCGGAGCGGCCGAGCCGATCGGCGTGAACGCACGCCTGGGCAAGGTGCTGAATCGCTATCGCAACACGCCCGACGCGGCGCGCCGGCTGCTGGCCAGTCGGGAGCCGGTGGGCGACCCCGCACTGACGTCGGCCGAACTGGCTGCGGAGCTGACGGCGGACTGCGCCCAGGCCGGTCTGGCCGACTGCGCGGCGTACCTGATCAAGGCCTCGGGCCTGAAAGATCGCGAGACGGTGCGCGCGGCCTTGGACAGGGCGAAGGCCGTCCGGTCGGTGTGCCTCGTCGCGAAAATGCCCGATGAGGCCAAGGCGCTCATCGAGGAGGGCCTGGATGCCGACGGCGCCCGTCTGCGGCTGTACGACAAGATCGTAGCGCGCAGCACCCAGGTGGAGATCGACAACCGCGTGCCGACGGACGATCAGCCGCAGAACACGGCTTACCAACCCCCGGCGCCGAGCGACGTGTACGCGAAGCGTCGGCTCAATGCCTCGAAAGGAGGAAAGCAAGCATGACCATCAAGACCGAAGGCGTTCACGCCGGAGAGTTCCTCCTGTCGGAGGCCAACGGCTCGCGCAGCCGCGAAAACATCGTCATCACCGCCGGCTCCGGCCGGCTGGTGGCGGGTACCTTGATCGCCCACATCACCGCCGCCAATGCGCTGACCGCGACCGTGGCGGCAGGGAACACCGGCGACGGCACGGTCGGTGCCACCGTGGTGACCAGCGCCGCCATCAGCGGCACCTACGTGCTGGAAATCACCGAGGCCGGAGCCAATGGCGGCAAGTTCGAGGTGGTCGACCCGCAGGGACGCCAGGTGGGCACTGGTCAAGTCGGCCAGGCGTTCACCGGCGGCGGAATCGGCTTCACCCTTTCCGACGGGGCCACCGACTTCGTGGTGGGTGATCGTTTCAACCTGCAGGTGCTGGCAGGGCTCGGCGAGTGGACGTCCTACGACGACGACGGTGCCGATGACGGCCGTCGCGCGGCTGGCGGCATTCTGTTCGGTCCAGTGGATGCCACGGATGCCGACGTCAAGGCGGTGGCCGTGGTCCGTGATGCCGAAGTGATCGCCAGCCTGCTGACCGGCCTGGATGCCGCCGGTGAGGCGGACCTCAAGGCGCTGGGCCTGATCCTGCGCACCTGATCCTCCTCCGTCCCTCAACCACCTCAAGCCCCGCCTGCGCGGGGTTTTTCATTTCTGGAGTATTCACATGGCTGAAATCAGCATTTTCGAAGATGAGGCGTTCTCGGTGGAGGCGCTGCTGGCGGTGATCAACACCGATCACCCGGTGCCGGGGCAACTCGCCGCGCTGGGCCTGTTCGAGGAACAGGGCGTGTCCTCGCTGGTGGTGCAGATCGAAAAGGACGGCACCACGCTGCAACTGGTGGAGGCGAAAGCCCGCGGCGGCGTAGGCCAGGTCGTGACCGGTGACAAGCGTCAACTGGTCCCCTTCAACACCGTTCACCTGCCGCAGACGTTCCAGATCCTCGCCGATGAAATCCAGGGCATCCGTGCGGTGGGTAGCCGGACCGAGCTGCAGTCCGCCGAGGCGGTCGTGGCCAAGCGCCTGGAAAAAGCGCGCCGCCAGTTGGACCTGACCCACGAGTATCAGCGCATCGGCGCCATCAAGGGCAAGATTCTCGATGCCGACGGTTCGACGGTACTGCTGGATATCTACCAGGCCTTCGGACTGAGGAAGCCCAAGCCGCGATCGCTCGAACTGGGTAACCCCGAGGGTGACCTGAGCGGCATTCTGGCCGACCTGCTCGACGAGCAGGACGACGCGCTGGGCAACGTCACCAGCACCGGATCGCGAGCGTTCTGTGGCAAGAACTTCTGGGCCAAGCTCATCGATCACCCCAAAGTGCGCGGCACTTACCTGAACACCCTGCAGGCGGCGCAACTGCGGGGTGACCGTCGCCAGTCGTTCGAGTTCGGCGGCGTGGTCTGGGAGCGCTATCGCGGCAAGCATGACGGGGAGCCGTTCGTGGACGATGGCAGTGCCCAACTGGTCCCGGAGGGGGTTCCGGACCTGTTCATCAGCGCCTTTGCGCCGGCGGACTACATGGAGGTCGTCAACACCGAAGGCCTGCCGTACTACGCCAAGCTTGAGCGTCTGCCCTTCGACAAAGGCGTGGCTGGGGAAGCGCAATCGAACCCGCTGCACCTGTGCACCCGCCCGTTGGCGGTGCGCGAACTGACCCTCTGACCGTGGCGGGTTTCTCTGAACTGGTCGCCGACATGGACGAGATCATCGCCGACGTCCTCGGCGATGGTGAGTTTGGCTACCTGGACCGCTCTGGCCGGCAGGTCGGCAATGCTGCGGTGATCGTTGAGGAAGGTGTTGAGCGCATGGAGGCCGGCGCCCTGGATCGGTACCGCACCATTGCGTGCCGCAAGGCGTTCTTGCAGCCCCTTGATCGCAAGGGGGCGTTCCTCGATTCCGATGGCCAGGTCTGGCGCATCGACGGCATCCATGCCGACGACGGCGACTGGATCACTTTCTACGTGGTGCCCGAATGAGCGATGTGATCGATGTACAGACCGCGGTCATCGGCCAGTTGCTGGACCTGCTCGCCGCGGTTCCGGTGTTCGGCGATACCGTCCGTGAGGACTGGGTGGCCGGGGTGCTCGACGCCGAGGATAGCGACGAGCCTGAACGGCTGATCATCCTGCAGGAAGGGGACACCGTGGAACGAGACCGGTCGCCGGGCAGTGTCGTGGAGGAATGGACCGTGAACATCGTCCCGATGGCGCGCGGCAGGGACGCCGCCCAGGCGTTGCGCGAGGCGCGCCTGGCGATCAAACGGGTGCTCAAGGGCCACAAGGCCGGGCTGACGGTGCCCGGCCTGGTGCGTGTCGATTTTCCGGCATCCGCTGTGCGCCTGCCCGAGCCCGGCCGGCGCTGGGCCTATCGAGCCATCCCTCTGCAGGTCAGCTACTCGCAGCAGTTGTAACCCATCCACTAGGCCGCCTCCGGGCGGCCTCTTCATTTCCGGAGGGCTCCATGCCCGAGATCATCGTTACCAGGCCGTTCAACTACCGCGAGGGGCTCGACGCGACCCACTACCCGGCGTCGAAGGGCGCCATCACCGTTACGGCCGCCGTAGCTGCCCATGCCCTGGGCAAGGGCTACGCCACCGAGGCCAAGGCCAAGGCGCCGGTTCCGGCAGCCTCCGCCGAACCGGCCGGCCGCGACCAGAAGTAACCCACCCGAACCCATCAGGAGAGCCCCATGCTCCAGACCATCGACCGCTCGTTTATCGGCGAGGGCATCATCCATGCCCGCCTGTACGGATCGCAGGAACCGTTCCTGCCGCTCGGCAACTGCGACACCTTCAACATCAGCTTCGCCACCGACCGCAAGACGCTGCCCAACTACATGGGAGGTGGCGGCAACAGCAACGTCCGCGAGCGCGTCACCGACGTGACGTCCTCCATCGGAATGTTCGACCTGACCGCCGAGAATGTCGCCCTGGTGACGCGCTCCACCATCCAGGTGGCGCCCACCGCCGCGATCACCGACGAGGCGCATACCTCTCAGGGGGTTGCGCTGGAGTTGATCCCGTTCAAGTACCTGCCGGACCTGACCAAGCCCGTGACGGTGAAGACCGCGGGGGACGTCGAGGTGGCCCCGGGCACCGACTACCTGCTGGTACCCCACGGCATTCAGGTGCTGAGCGGCGGCAAGATCGATGCAACCGGCATCAAGGTCAGCTACACGCCGCGCCCGAGCCGGGCGGTGCATATGCTCAACGGCTCGCAGAAGGAGCTGGAGCTGTTCATCGCTGGCCTGAACGACGCGCAGTCGGGCGAGCCGTTCGCGCTGCGTCCTCGCCGCGTCAAGTTCGGTCTCCTGCAGGAGCTGGCGGTGTTGGGCCAGGAATACGCCAAGCTCACCGGCCCGGCGGAACTGCTCGCAGATTCGCGCGTGACCGCGACCGACATTTCCAAGTTCTGCCAGATGGATCTCGCGCAGGCGGCCTAATATGATGGGGCTGCGGCCCGCTATCCGTGAAGTGCGTGGCACCAAGGCCCAGGAGCACTCTGGGTTTTGGTGCTGGCAATATGGTAGCTTTGCTCGCCTGTATGGTAGGGAGACCCTAGGATGGCGAAGTACGTAATCAAAGACGATGATTCTGCGTTAAAGCTGCTCGAGAGTTTGTTGAAGGACTCTGATTTACCTTTGCCTGAGGTCGAGTTTAAGGATTGGCCTCGGTTTGAAATGCACGTAAAGGGGGAGCGCTACCACTCGACAATTACTCCAGAGTTGATGGAAGCATTTCTGGATTTGCAAAAGACGATCAATAAGTCGTTTGCTCTAGTTCGCTATGCTGACTCTAGCCGTCGCCTGACGAATGCTGATCGTGAAGAGCTGAAAATTCTTGTCCATGTCGCGGAGGGCAGTTCTGGCTTTGTTGCAAAGCTTGAGGAGCAGGCTGAGACGCTTGCGAAAGGGATCGCTGAGGGTTTCAAGACTATGGACTCCAGACATAAACTAATAGCGCTTCTTGCTATCGGAGTTATGGGTTTCGGCCATCTTGGTTTTAGTAACTATCTGGAAGCTCAGAAGGAAACTAGGCAGGCGGAACTTGCAAAACTAGAATCCGACGCTGAGCGGGAAGAACGCCTTAAAACGCTGGAACTCTTCAAGGGCATGGACGAGGCTCAGGCGAAGAGAAATGCCGAGTTGTTCAAGATGGTTACTGAAAAGATTCCTCAGGTCCAAACGATCTCAGAGCATATGGCTGGAACCTACGATAAGCTTATTTCGAGCACCACTGATTCAGATTCTGTAGATCTTCATGGTGTAAAACTTCCAGGCGCATTTGTTGATGAGCTTAGTCATACACCGAGAAATGTTGCGGTTTCTGACCGTATTGCTAGCGTTTATCGGATAAGAGGAGTTGACCATCGTTCAAGAGAGGAATATAAGCTAACTCTCTACGATGTTGTAAGGAAAGTTGAAATTACTGCGACGCTCCCCAAAGATGGTTCGTTTGTTACGGATGCGATTCTTGATATTGTTCAAGAGGCGGAGTGGGGTGGAAAGGTCGTTCTGTTGCAGTTGGCTACAAAGACGCGAGCAGGGAAGCTTATTAAGGCAGAAATCGAAAAGGTTACTCAGATTACTGACCAAGACTCGTACGCGGAAGAGACGAGCGGCCCCGAAACCGCTTCTAAATGATGTTTCGCTTTGTCTGAAGTCAGCAAAGCTGCAGAATAACCAAAGAACCCGCCATCTGGCGGGTTTTTTATTGTCCGGAGATTCTTATGGCGAGCCCAATGCAGCGCCTGATCCAGTTCGTTCTTCGCGGCCGGGACGAACTGTCGCCCGCAGCCCAGCAGTCGACCGAGGCGCTGGAAGGGCTGCGCACCACGGCGGCGAACCTGAACCGGCAGTTGGACGATGCGAAGGGGGCCCGCGGCCTGGTGACCGCGCTCGGAACTACCGAACGCGCCATCGCACAGACGCAGACGTCGGTGCAGCGGGTGGACCGTACCATTGCGGACCTGCGCGAGGCGTTGGACCGCAACCCCGGGAGCCGGGGCCTGGCCGTGTCCCTGCAGATCGCGGAGCGTGACGCAGCGGGTCTGCGTCGGACCCTTGACCAACTGACTGCTCGGCACGCTGAGCAACAACGTGCGGCGCGGGCGGCGGGTGTGGATACCGGGCAGCTTGCCAACGAGGAGCGGCGGCTGGCGTCGGTGGTCGACAACACCCGCGAGAGCATCGCGCAGAACAGCCGCGAGATCCGCGAGCTGGAACGTGCGCAGATGCGAGCGGCGCGGGAGGCGGCTGGCCACACCTCGCGCGTGACGGCGCTGCGCGAGGCCATGTCGTCCGGCGTTCGCCAGGCAGCCGCTTACGCCGCGGCCTTCGTCGGCATCCAGGCGGCGCTGAACCTGGTGCGCAGTGGAGTCGGCCTGGTGCGTGATGGCATCGTCTCGATGCTGACCACCGGCGACCAGTTCGAGAACCTGCAGAACCGGCTCACGTCGCTGATGGGCTCGGTTGCCGAAGGTGAGCGGGCAACCGCCTGGATCAAGACCTTTGCCAAGGACACGCCGCTTCAGTTGAGCGACGTCACCGACGCCTTCGCGCTGCTGAAGGCCTACGGCCTGGACCCGATGGATGGGTCGCTGAAAGCGATCGAGGACCAGTCGGAGAAGCTGGGCGGCGGCATGGAGCGCCTGGAGGGCATCACGACGGCAGTCGGCCAGGCCTGGGCGAAGCAGAAGCTGCAGACCGAGGAGATCCTGCAACTGGTCGAGCGTGGCGTGCCGGTGTGGGACATGCTGGCCAAGGTCACCGGCAAGAATGCCGCGCAGCTGCAGGATCTGGCGAGCAAGGGCAAGCTTGGCCGGGACGTTATCAAGGCGCTGGTCGACGAAATGGGGCGTAGCTCCGAAGGGGCCGCGGCCAAGGCCATGAGCACCCTGACCGGTCTGGTCAGCAACCTCGGCGACACTGCGGCCGACTTTCTCAACCGCATTGCCAACGCCGGCGCGCTGGACCACGTCAAGAACAAGCTGAAGGAACTGGGCGATACCATCGCGCAGATGGACCAGGACGGGCGCCTCGACACGCTGGCCAAGGGGCTGTCGGATGCCTTCGTCCAGGGCTCGGAATGGGTCGAGCGCTTCATCAAGCGCCTGGCCGACGTCGATTTCGGCACCCTGATCGACAAGACCTCGGCCTGGCTTAGCAGCTTCAGCACCCAGCTGGACGACATGGCCTCGCGGGTGCAACTGTTCATCGCGCCGTTCCGGACGTTGTTCAACGGTGTCACCTCGGGCATCAGCGCTATCGCCCTGGCCTGGACCGGCACCCTGTCGCTGATGGTCGCCGGCATCGAGAAGGTGGCGGAGAAGATCCCGGCGGCGCTGGGTGGGGAGCGCCTCCGCAGTTCCGTCGCCGGCGTCCACGACCTGCTCAGCAGCATGAGCGAGGGTTTTCGCCAGCAGATCCAGCAGGACGCGCAGGATATCGCGGATGCCTGGGACACCAGCACCACGGCTACCGCCTCCGCCGCACAGCAGCAGAGCCAGGCGATCACCGACACCTTCACCGACCTGAAGGCCGGTGCGAAGAGCGCGGCCGCCGAGTCGGTGCAGGCGGTGACCAGCCTGCAGAATGCCCTGGACCAGATCAGCGCGGCCAAGACCACCGAGCAACTGACCGCCCTGCAGGGGGAAATGCTCAAGGCCTACCAGGCCGGCACGCTGAGCCAGCAGGAGTATGCGAACGGCGCCGGTGTCCTCAACGCGAAGCTGACCGAACTGAAGTCGACCGCCAGCGGCGCCGCCCTGGGGGTGTCTGACCTCAGTACCGGCCTGGAGAACCTGAAGCAGGTCCAGGACGCGATCAGCAGCGCGAAGACCACGGTCGATATCCAGAACATCCGGACGGCGCTGGGCCGGTTGTACAACGACGGCACGATCAGTGCGCGGGAGTTCAACCAGGAACAGACCAAGCTGTCCGCCAAGGTCAAGGAACTGAAGGCGGCCGGCGAGGAGGGCGCCAAGGGTATGCAGGCGGTTGCGGAGTCCTCGGACAAGGCGGCCAAATCGCTCTCGGACCAGCGCAAGGCCATCGGCGAATCGATGGAGGCGACCCGCAAGGGAGTAGCGTCGACGAAGGACGACATGGGCGCCTTCGAAGGGTTCTTCGGTGGAGTGTTGAGCACCGCGCGGCAGGGCGTTGCGCAGTTGAGCCGGGAAGCGCTGAATGCCTTCGACGCGATGCGTGGGATCTCCACCGTCGATCTCAGCATCGACACCAGCAGCCTGGACGCCACGTCGCGCTCGCTGGCCAAGGTCAGTGAGCAACTGGCCCGGATCAAGGCCGAGTCGGGCGTGGGCATGAGCGGTTTCGGGCGCTGGGCGATGGATACCCAGCGGGCCAGCCTGGAGATCCAGGCTGCGTACCTGGAGCAGAAGCGCAGCCTGCAGAGCCTGATGGACGACTACGAGCGCGGGACCATGAAGCTGGGCGACTTCGTGTCGGCGGCCAAGGGCGCTCGAAATGGCCTCAGCCTGCTGAACGATTCGGACATGCGGCAACTGGAGAGCGCAATCGAGGCGGCCAATCAGAAGATCCAGCAGCTCAAGGAGGGCTCGAAGTCGACGCTGGTCAGTCTGCGTGAGGAACTGGCGGGGCTGCGCGGCGAGCAGGAAGCCGTGGATCGTAGCCGGTTCAACAGCCGCAAGGCCGAGTTGCAGCAGCAACTGGCCGAGGCCCAGGGCAGCGGCGACATGAACGCGGTGCAGAACCTGATGACGGCGCTGGCCACCCTGCAGCAGATCCAGGCCGAGACGGATGCCAAGCGGCAGCGAGAGGAGCAGCAGAAGCGGGTGGACGAGCAGAACGCCGCCAAGGCCGCCGCGGCGCCGCCTGCCTCGCCGCCGGCTTCGAGTCCTCCGCCCCGGGTCGTTCGTTTCGAGACGGCGCGGGGAGCCGTTGACGTGGCGGTGGCCAGCGAACAGGACGAAACCAACCTGCTCGGCGTGCTCGAGCAGGCCAGCAAGAGGACCGGCCGATGAGGCTCGATGCGGTGGAACTGGGCGACCAGTTCGAATGGGTGGACGAGTTCACCTGGGATGCGGTGGCACAAGAGCAGGAACGCTCCCTGACCGGCGCGCTGCTGGTGCAGGAAGGCACCAAGCTGCATGGCCGCCCGATCACACTGCGCTCCGGGGGAGGGGTATGGACGCCGCTGTGGGTCGTGCGCCAACTGGAGGTGCTGCGCGACCAGCGCCTGCGGGTCATGCCGCTGGTGCTACCAGACGGCCGCGAATTCTCGGTGATCTTCAACCGCGCCGAAGGGACGCCGCTGGAAGCCGAACCGCTGTTCCGCGAGGTCAACCCCGGTCCGGACGCCGACTACCTGGTGACGTTGCGACTGCTCACCGTAGCGCCGCCCTCGGCACCGCCCACCCCCGACCCTTGATCCCACACCCCGCCTCGGCGGGGTTTTCTTTTCTGGCTGGAGTGTTCCATGACGATCACCGTCGATGATGTAAAGCTGCTGAAATCCCAGCGCCTCACCGATGAGGACGACGGCGGCGGCCGTGCCACCGGGCAGGCCGTGGTGGATCGCGAGATCAACAACCTGTTTCCCGATATCTCGCGCCTGGACCGGACCATCGGCCGGATCAACCTGCGCAAGGCCTTCGCCGGCATCAGCTCGAACAGCGCCGAGCCGTACCTGGGCGCTCATGCCATCGTCACGCGGGCGCCGGCCGATCCGCGTGTCTCGGTGCTGCTGTTCAACACCGGCAGCCAGACCGATGAGCGCCGCGACGCGCGCAACGCCATCGAGTCCTTCGTGGTGCCGGCCGTGTCCGCCTCGTTCGAACTGCTGGGCAACCAGTTGCAGGGCCAGCGCGCCATCGCTTGCGTGCAGCGCGAAGAACAGCGGCTGCCCGAGATCGGCGAGGTCTATCAGTTGGTGTTCGAGTCGCGCTCGCAGTATGTCCGCATCACCGACGTCGAGGCGCGGCTGGAACAGTTCGCCCACGACTACGGCAACGGCAACTTCGTGAACTTCACCCGGCGCCGGCTGGACCTGTCGATCAGCGCGCCACTGGGCGCGACCTTCCCCGGCGGCCAGGTGACGCCAGGCGGCACCACCAGCCCGAAAAGCCAGGTGCTCAGCACCCAGGTCGCCGATGCCGCGCGGTACTACGGCATCAGCCCCCTGGCCGAGGCTGTCAGCCGCGGCGCGCTGAGCCTGCGGGTCAAGTCGGTCTATTCCCAACTGGTGCCCAGTACCACCCGGGAAAACGCGCTGGTCGACCAACTGGCCGGCTACCAGCGGCGCCTGTTCGCTGCGGCCGGGCCGGCGCGGACGGTCAACCTGAATGTCGCGAACATAGGCAGCGGCAGGTCGCGGACGTTCCTCGGCACCGGCTGCGCGCCGGGTTCGCTGTCGCTGAGCGCCGGCGGCGGTGTGTTCGCCGACGACCGCAAGGGAGGCCTGCGCTACATCAGCGGTTCGAACTGGATTGCCAGCGGTACCGTCGACTACGAGAGCGGCGCAATCGAGATGGCGGCCTCCGGCAGCGGCTGGAGCGGGACAGCGAGCGCCACCTACCAGCCTGCCGCCGCGGCGACGGGCGAAGCGGTGACCGGGGAGATCCCTATCGAACTGGGCAACCGCGGCTTCGTCTACACCTTGTCGCTGTCCGAAGCGCCGCCCCAGCCGGGCACCCTGGTGGTCTCGTTCCTCGCCCTGGGCAAATGGCAGGAGATCCGCGACCAGGGCAACGGCGAATTGGCCGGGGAAGGCACCGGCACGGTGGACTTCGCGACCGGCTCGGTATCCATCACCCTGAGCGCGCTGCCGGACGTGGGGAGTTCGCTGATCTACGCCTACGTCGGGCAGAACGATGCGGCGCTGACCCAGCGCACCGGCACCAGCGTGCAGGCGCGCGCGCGGATCAACCGGACGTTGCCGCACCAGGGGCTGTTGCCCGGCTCCTACAAGGCGACGTTCAAGGTCGGCGGGGTAGAGCGCACCGTGCTCGATAGCGGCAACGGCTCGCTCAGCGGTACCGGTGGCAGCGGCCAGATCAACTATGCCGACGGCAAGGTCAGCATGGAATTGAGCGCCACCCCGGATGCCGGGAGTGGGATCGTGCATACCTACCAGCAGGGCAGCGTGACCGACAGCCCGCTGGCGGTGACCTCCGACAGCACCGGCATGTGCATCGGCACTCTCCCCGGGGCGCCGCTCAAGGCGGGCAGCGTGCGCCTATCGTGGATCACCAAGCGTCGCCAGGCGGCACCGACCCTCGGTGCTGACATGGGCACCGGGGCGCTGCCGATCTTCGAATCGGAGATCACCGTGGACAACTCGGTGACCGACGACGCCGCCGGCGGCTGGGCCGGGCGCGCCGGGACGATCAACTACGAGACCGGCGAATTCAGCCTGAAGGTGGCCGGCAACTACGTGTTCAAGGAGTACACCTACTACACCGACACGGTCGACAACTTCGGCATGAAGAAGCTGCGCCTGGTGGCCACCGATACCACGTTGCTGGAGGGGTTCGGCGGCACGCTGAGCGTGCGCGCGCAGAGCCGCGGCGTCGAGTACGGCGAGCAGACCGATTCGCAGACCGTCGCTCCGGTGACCCTGGACCTGTTGCCTGGTGTGGCCGAGCCGATCCTGCCGGGCTCGCTGGTGTTCACCTGGGCCGGCGAGGTCTACGTCGACCGCTCCGGTGTGCTCTACAAGAACATCAACAGCAGCACCAACGCCGGCATCGCCGTCGGCTCGGTGGACTACGCCGGCCGTACCGCGACGCTGAATACCTATGGCTCGGGGGCGGCGCCGACGGTCACGCTGCTGGCCTGCCTGACCACCAACGCCGGCTTCAGCGTCACCAGCATGACCTTCCGCACGCCGGGGGCGCCGCTGCGTTCTGCGAGCCTGCAGGTGACGGCGGTTCGCCTGGATACCGCGCAGATCGTGACCACCACGGCGGACGCGAACGGTAAGCTCAATGGCGCGGTGATCAAGGGTAGCGTCGATATCGTGACCGGCATCGTCCGGCTGCGCTTCACCAGCAATCTGGAGGACACCACTGGGGCCAGCGATATCCCGGTGATTCCGCTGCTGCTGCGCTACAACGCGGTCGTCTTCACCTCGCTGCCGCTGGACGCCACCCTGCTGGGCCTGGACCCGGTGCGACTGCCGGCGGACGGGCGGGTGCCAGTGTTCCGCGAGGGTGACGTGATGGTGGTTGCCCATACCGCCGAGACCACGGTGCCGAGTCCTCAAGCTGGCGGCGTGCTGCAGCTCGGCCGCGACCAGCAGGCCGAGATCAAGGTGGTGGACGCCAACGCGGTGGAACTGGCCTCGGCGGGCTACAGCGTCGACCTGGAACGCGGCCGGGTGACATGGGCCAACCCGCTGGTCCTGCAGGATGCCGAGGGCAACCCGCTGACCCTGCCGCTGGTGGTGCGTGACCGGGTTGAGCACATGACCCTCTGCACCGAGGTCCAAGTGAACGGCGAGCTGGGAATCTCCTCGCCGCTGCCCTGGGATCTGCCGGCGGGCGAAACGCTGGCGTCCAGTGCGCTGAGCTGGGGCGACCTGCAGGCGCGGCTGCACCACTGGTTCACCCAGCGGACCTGGGATATCGGCTCGCCGAACTGGACCGACGAGCCCAAGGGCGATGGGACCACCGCCAACTACAACAGCCTCGCCTATCCGCCGCTGATCGCCAACCGCGGTGCGATCGATGCGAAGTGGGCGCTGGTGTTCAACTCCTCGACCAGTTTCAGCGTGGTGGAGGAGAAGCTGGGGGTCATCGCCAACGGCACTACCACCACCGACACGGCGCCGATCAACCCGGAGACGAACACGCCGTACTTCACCATCCGCAAGGAAGGCTGGGGCAGTGGCTGGGCGGCCGGCAACGCGGTGCGCTTCAACACCGACTCGTGTCTGGGGCCGATGTGGATCGTGCGGACGGTACTCAGCGGCAAGGGCACCGTCGAGGACGATGAATTCCACCTGCAGATCAGAGGAGACGCGGACTGATGACCGCTCGACAGTACAGCTATCGGGACGCCGGCGCACCGCCGGCGCTCTTCCCGTCGGCGGTGACGCCGTTCCAGAAGCTCAAGAGCTACCTGCGCGCGGCGCTGGTCGATGGCTACGGCAACAAGCCACCGGCAGGGTGGACCGTGGTGAGCGAGTTCGACACTGCCATCACCTTGGCTCCGGCGTCCAACTGTGCACAGATCACGTTCTGCCAGCACTTGCCAAGTAGTAGCGGTAGCAGCTATCGGGACTTCGTCGGGATATTTGTACATGAGGGAATGCTGGATATCAGCACTCCGCTTCCAAAGGGGGTCAACACGCGATCCCGTACGTGGTCGGCGGATACCAACCCCACCAGCAATGATGCCCATATCCTCTATCTGGGCTACATGTACTGGAACTACGCCACCTATTGGCAGATCTGCGCGGATGCCGAGACGTTTGTCTTTTGCATGCTGGCGGATAGGGGCTATGAGAATACGAGCGAGGACTACAGCCTCGGCCTCTATGTCGGGCAGTACGAGAGCTTTAGTGGCGCCTCTGGCGTCCAGGGATTCATCGCCGTCGGTGGCGCCCAGGGGTATCAGAGTTCAGCCAGCCGAAGTACCAACCGGTCCTTTGGGAGTGGGTTCAGTTCACTGCGTGACCAGCGCTCGGGGGAGATCATCCAGGGTGGCGGCGCCGCCCTGGGGGCGCTGATGGACCAGATGCAGTACCAGAGCATGTACTACGACAGGCCAGAGGGAGAGAATCCGCCCTATTGGCGTATGCAGCAGCCCTATGTGGCGAACGGCGCGAACTACGTCGGCCTCCTGAAGGGTGTGTGTTTCGACCCGATCCTGGGCCACTACCGGCATGGGCACCTGCTGGATCGGCTCGGCCTGCCCCTGGCCGCAACCTCGGTGGCGGAGGCGGTGCAGATGGATGGCAAGACCTATTACGTGGATATGGACCGTTGGGGGCTCTGGTTCCTGTCTGTGGATCCGGTGTGGTGGCCAGCATGAGCGCGCTGATGCTGCAGGTGGTGCCGCCGGTACAGGTCAGGCCGGATACCTGGCTGCAGCGGTTCGGCATTGGTCCGAAGACCCTTCGCCCGCCTGTGGCGATCGCCTGGTCGGGGGCCGGGCAGGCGATCTACCAGACCCTCGCCGTGAAGGTCACCCGCGAAGGGGAGGAGACCTCGGCGCGCAAGATCGCCACGCTGTATCGCGGGGCGGTAGTCACCGCGACTGCGATGACGGCGTCCTTCCAGATCTACGAGGGCGAGACGGTGCAGCGCTTCGAGGCATCGGGCCTGCGTGGACAGTTCGTGATCCAGGTCACCGACGAAGGTGACCCGCGCCTGGGGATCATTCGCTGGCCGGTCCTCGATGCCGATACGCGCCTACTGTCCTATGACCTGACCGAAGGCTCGGGCGGTCGAGATCCGACCGATCCGGCGAAGGTGCGGGCGGTTGTCACGGTCGACGGCGGTGCGGCTTCGCGCCAGGTGGTGGTCATCGAGCGTAAGCTCGATAGCGAATGGCGGGTGGCCGGAGTGGGGCAGACGGCCGAGTCCGGGCGCGCCGAGATCGCTCTGGAGGTGACGGCCGGCGGGACCACTTACGCGATGGGGCTGGATGACTGGGGCGCGGTGTTCGAGCCGCGTCTCGCCGTCAGTCTGGGCCAGCGCGTGCGTCCGACGATCTTCTCTGGCTGGCTCTACGAGGTGACCGAGGCCGGGGTGCTGCCGGTGGCTGAGCCGGAGTGGTGGCCGATCGAGGGCGACAACCCCAGCCGGGAGGTCGGCACGGCCCGTCTGCAGGCGACGCGTTACTACCGCCCGCTCAGCCACGGGCCCTTTCCTGTCGAGGCTCTATGATCAATGCGAGTTTCGGCGCCCCCTGGCAGAGGGCGGCGCCGCTTTCCGTGCGCGCCGTCCCGCTGCGCTGGCAGCGCCTGGTGCTTGCCGATGCGCGTAGCGGCGGGCTGTGGGGCTCCGGCCGACCCCTGGCACGGCGTTGCGCCAGTGGCTGGTCCGGTGTACCGGTGCGTGATGCGGGCTGGGGGAGTGGCTGGGAGCACGCCGAGCAGCGCAACGCGGCAGCCCGCAGCGCTTGGGACAGCACCCGGGTGCTGGACGCCGAGCGAGAGCTAGGCTGGGATCGGACGCTGCGTCCGCGTGATCGGCGCCTGTCGCTGATCTACAACCCGCGCCCGTCGCCCAAGGACGCCGGCCGTCCACCCGGCTGGCGGCGCTCGGCCGAGTTCGACCGCTTCCGCGATGCGCTGTCGGAGATGCGTGCCAGTCTCTACATCCCGACCGGCCTGCTCGACTTCAATTTCGGCCCGACCCGCTACACCCCGGCGAATACGCCCGACGTGTTTTTCGATTTCCGCTACGTGGCACCGGTCCGCGGTATCCGTCCGGTGGACGCCGGAGCGCGCAGCAGCTACGGCAGTCCGGCCCGCTTCGATGCGTTGCGGCGGATTCCCTGGGCGTGGGGGCGGCCGACCGATCCGGTGCCGACGGGCATTGTCTACCCCGACTATCCGGGGCCGGTGGTGCCGATAGATCCACCCATCGAGCCCGAGATACTGGAGACCTACATGATAGGAAACACGGTCACCCTGGTGGTGCTGCCGAGTCGCACGCCGCTGGATGCGACCAGCATTCGCATCGGCCTGGATATCGACTCGTTCGCCTGGTCGTTCTCGGCTGACCTGTTCGGTCGCACCTCGCTGGACCTCGCGGCGCCGGATGCCAACGGGCCGAAGACGGTAGAACTGGAGATCAACGGTTGGACCTGGCGGTTTCTGGTCGAGCGTTACAGCGGCAGCGGCAAGCATCCGAGCGAGCGCTATACCATCAGCGGCGCGAGCCGCACCCAACTGCTGGACGCGCCCTATGCGCCGAAGCGCAGCGCGGTGAACACGGCGCCGCTGAACGCACGTCAGGTTGTCGACGACCAGTTGCAGTACACCGGCTTTTCAGTGTCCTGGGACGTCGAGAACATGGGGCCGCCGGACTGGACGTTGCCGGCCGGCGCCTTCAGCTACCAGGACCAGACGCCGATGCAGGTCATCGTCAAGCTGGCCGAGGTCGCCGGCGGCATCGTGCGGCCGGGCCTGATGGACGACTCGGTGACGATCCTGCCGCGGTATCGTGAGGCGACCTGGTACTGGGACACCGCGATTCCCGACCGGATCATCCCGGCCGCCATCGTCGCCGAGTGGGGCAGCGAGTGGAGTCCCCAGCCGGCATGGAATTTCGTCTACGTCAGCGGTACCAGCTACGGCGTCAGCGTGCAGGTGCGGCGCGCCGGTACCGCCGGCGAGGAGTCGGCGCCTGATGTTATGGATGACTGGATGACTGGCACCGAGGTGGCACGCTCGCGCGGGATCTGCGAGTTGTCGAAGGGAGGCAACCAGGCGATCGAGACGCGGCGTATCCCGCTGTTCCAGAAGGACGACGGGGTACCGGGCCTGGTGCAGCCGGGAATGCTGGTCGAGGTGAGAGACGAACAGGCGACCTGGCGCGGGCTCTGCCTGGCCACCGATATCTCGGCCGAGGGGGTAGGGGCTAGCCGCGTGTGGCAGACCCTGCGCATCGAGCGCCACTACCCGGGAGGCTCCTGATGGCGACGGTCAACCCCTGGCGTCGGTTCATCGGGCTCTTACCGGGCGGCGCGCGCACGGTGGGGGAGGTGATCGACGTCGACGAGGGCGCCGGCACCTGCCGCGTCCGCCTGCGAAACAACGTCGTGATCGCGGCCCGGGGCACGGCGGTGCCGGCCGGGCAGATGGCGTTCATCAACGATGGCCTGGTGACCGGGCCGGCGCCGCAGCTCCCCCAGTTCGATATCGAGGTTTGACTGAGCCGAGCCGACCAGCATGCCGTCCAGGCACTGCAGGCGGTCGGACCCGCGTTTCAAGGTGAGCGGATCGCGTGCGGAGATCCACCAGCCATCGCGCAAGAGCTGATCAACATGGGCGCGCAGCCCGGGCAACATCCGTTTATTCATCGTGGTTCGCCTCCTACCTGGCAGGCGAACGATAGCAAACCGGCCCCCCTTCACGCCTACCGATAGCAGAGCATTAACGTTACTGGAGAGAACCGATGCTGATTACCGAGCAGCAGCTGCTGCAGATATTTCCAAACGCCGGCCATCGCGCCGGCTTTTTTGTGCCCGCACTGAACGTAGCCATGGAGCGCTTCGGCATTATCGCGCCGGTGCGGGGCGCGGCGTTCCTCGCTCAGGTCGGCCACGAAAGCGGCCAGTTGACCCGGCTGGTGGAGAACCTCAACTACAGCGCCCAAGGCTTGGCGGCGACATGGCCGAGCCGCTATCGCGGCGCCGACGGCAAGCCGAACGCTCTGGCTCTAAACCTGGCGCGGCATCCGCAGGCTATCGCGAACAACACCTATGCCTCGCGCAATGGCAACGGAGACGAGGCGTCCGGCGACGGCTGGCGGTACCGCGGGCGCGGGCTGCTGCAGATCACCGGCCGGGCGAACTACCGCACTGCCGGCGCCGGGCTGGGCCAGCCGCTGGAGCAGGAACCCGAGCTGCTCGAGCAGCCGGAGTTCGCTGCGCTGTCGGCGGCCTGGTGGTGGTCGACCCACGGCCTCAACGAGTTGGCTGACCGGGGCGAGTTCGCTGCCATCACCCGTCGGATCAACGGCGGGCTCAACGGCCAGTCGGAGCGCCTGGAGTTGTGGGAGCGCGCCAAGGCGGTGCTGCCGTGATGCAGCTTGGATCTGTCGGCCTGGCGAGTTGGGTACGGATGGTGATCGCCGCATTGGCGCTGACCTTTGTTGTTGCTGCTACTTGGAGAGCGGCCGAGTTGCGATTCGGTGAGCAGATAGCAGCGCTGAAGCTGCAACACGAGCGGGAGCGCCTAGAAGCCAGTCAGGCGGTAGCGGCCGAGCTTCAGCGAAGAACCGAGCAGCGGCAGCGTCTGGAGGCTGAACTACAGGCGATTGATGAGGAACGTTTCGGAGAGTTACGACATGCGCAAGCTATCAATGATCAGCTTACTGCTGACTTGGCTGCTGCTCGGCAGCGGCTGCGGGTCCGTATCACCCGCGCCAGTTGTTCCGCTACCGGCATGCCAGCCGGAACCGTCGGCGCCGGCGTGGATGATGGAGCCGAGTACGCCGAACTTCACCCAGCGATTGCGGCAGATCTTGCCCGTCTTGCAGGCGATGCCGATCAGTGCGCAGTGAAGCTGTCGGCCCTTCAGGCGAGGGAGGCGATGCGGAAGGGGCGTCGAGGTGAGGAAGGGGAAAAAGAAGGCCGAGCGCATTGCCCGGCCTCCTCATTCACTAAATGATCTCGATCACTAAGCTGATGATGGCGCGCGCCAGCTCCAGCAGTGCGAGGATAATCTGCGATTTCATATGCAGCTCTCCATCAGGGTGAGCCTGACTTTGTGGAGAACGTGTGGTATCTTCAATTTTGTCAGGAATCGAAGGGGTAACACGTTCTCTGGTCCGACGAGGTCAGGGGGCCGCCGAACCCTTTCATTCAAAGAGCCCGAGGTTCCAGCCTCGGGCTCTTTCTATTTAACCTCCCCGCAGGTCCAATGTTTCAGGACGCACCTCGCTGAGCCAGTTATGTCCTGGTGCAGAGTTTTGGTGAGGTTGAATAAAGTCTAAGTTGATTTGCTCTCTTGGTGCAAGTTTTTTTCCAAAGTTGTAAGTGTGCTTATACATGTGCGGCGCTATGAGCCAGTGTTTGGGCGGTGGCGGCGTTTAAACACGGTCGCATCTAGCCTGGAGTTGGTCTGTGAGGCGTTCAGGGAGAATGCCTACGTTGGGGGGGAGGAGCCGGGGTTGTGAGCTGTAACCCCCGGTTGTAGAGGGTTCTGGGTTTTTGGGTGGTTTTTGATGGCGCGACTACGTTGATCTCCAATATTTCGGTCTGATCTTCTTTTCCGAATACGGATGGCCAATTAGGGTGGCCAACTTAGAATGCTTGCTTACTCTCCTAATTTCGGTAGTGAAGCGATTGTGCGTAGGTTGCTGCTAGTTTCATGGCCTAAGATGGGTAGCCAACTAGGGTAGGTCATTAAGTCTTCGTCTTCTTTTGGAGTGTACGTATTTAAACGTATATTCTCGTTCGAGCTTGCTTCCTTAATTTCGGTAGTAGAATTCGACAAGGCGCTTGCAGGCTTCGTAGCGAACCGAAATTCTGCTTCGATCCAGCAGACTATGTGGGCTCTCTGATCAGGTTTATGATCGGCCTTCGGTGTGCAAGCGTTTGCACACGTCAGGGGCGCTAGCCGCTAAGGCGTTAGACTATGAGCTTTCATAGACGGAAGAGGCACAAATGCTGATCGTTCGGCTTGAGCAGGGGTGGACCCTTAAGCTTGATAGGCAGGTAGGCAGTTCAGGGAAGCACGGCATTTGGTCGTTTCACTGTGCCGAAAGCACCTACACTCCGGCTCCGGCTGAGCTACTGCGCCATGCGGCCATTCTGCCGGCGGAACCCAAGGATGGACAAAAGGTAGAGGTGGCTATTTGCGACACGCGAATGCCGCAGGACGAATGGCGGCCTGTAGGGAACGGCGTTGCGACCTATGAGGCCGAGCGCTGAGGCTCGATCAACTGCGGTCCCTGGTTTCGGACGTTCCCAACTGCTGGGTCGACCGCGTACCACCGGAACGACTCGCTCGGCTCGCCCTGGTGGAGCACGATCTGCTCCGCGCGCTCCGGTGTTGTCGCCGGGTCAATCCACTCCCGGGCTAGCTCGGGCGGCAGCACCACCGGTCTCCGGTCGTGAATATCGACCAGACCGCCCTCGGCGTCCGCGGTAATGATCACGAACCCATGGTGATCTGCCGGTTCGTCATCGAGGCCAGGAAACTGGCCGATGGCCGCGCATAGGATCGGACTCCCGTCCCGGTGTTGGATGTGGAACGGTTGTTTCCGCGCCTCGTCTCCATCGATCCACTCGAACCAGCCCGAGATCGGCGTCAGCGCTCGGTGTTTCCAGGCCGCGCTGAAGAACCTGCCGTGGGCGACCTTTTCCGCCCGCGCGTTGATCGGCGCCGCGCGGTCCTTAGCCCAGAAAGGCCGCCAGCCCCATCGAATCGGCTGAGCTACAAGCGCATCGCATTCGAGTCGTAGCGTCGTCACGGCCGTCGATGGCGCGACGTTGTAGCGCTGTGGCTGTTCTCCTACTAGGTTGGTTAGCAAGTTCGGTAGGTTCAGAACCGACACGAACTCATGCAGGCCGGAATATTGGCTGAGTCGTCCACACATCCAATTGCCCTCGCGTCAACTCCCTTCAGCATAGCCTCGGTTGCTACTACGCCCGTCCCGTGGCAGTCATCGCAGGTCTCCATCAAAGCAAAGTGGCTCCTACAGGTGCTGCATGGCCGCAGTTCGCATGCATCTAGCCGCTCCCGCCATAGTGCTGCGGCTGCGCTATCCCCGTCTTCTTCGGCCTGTTCGGCTAGATCTACCGCAAGGCGATATTCGTCAGGTTGGTCGAATGCCCGCCACTCTCTGCCGTGCCAGGTGCAACCGATCACCGTCAATGCGTAGGTTTGGCCGTTCGTACATGTCCAGCGTCGTCCCCTAATCTCTCCCCCATAAATGGTGTACTGGTGGAACACTGCTAGCTGTCCGCGCCTGTTGTATCGAATCAACCCGTCACTTAGCTCTGGTGCCGAAGACTTGAATGCGCCGCGGGCAATCTGGCCAACCTCGCGGCCGTTCAGCGCCACTTTGTACGTCCGATTGGGTTTGTACCATTGAGCGGCACGTTCCTCCTGAGCGTGCGAGAGTGCGCCGGTAACTAGGTCGTGCATATCGAGATAGTCAGACCGGCTGACATTGCCTGCCTGAAGGAGGTTGTCGGCAGCTCTGCGTAGCATTTCGCAGTGCCATTCAGGGGCGGTCAT